TGAAGAGCTATACTCATTGAGATTTTTAACAACCTGTAAGAGGGTAAGATCTTGTAAATATATGTCTGTATTAACACAAAAATCTATAAGTGTATTTCTTAACTCCTCAATAGCCAAAAACGAAGGACAGCTTGGAGCTTCTCTTCTCACTTTTGGTACTAATGTTTCTATTTTTTTTGATACTGCCATTATTCATTATTGTACTGGTGTTGATGGTCTTGGTGAAGTACCTGCATCAACTTGATTCTTAATTCCTAGTGCATTTTGAAAAGATTGAAGATAGCCAGAGTATCTTTGTACATCTCCAGCAAACTCTGAATCTTTCTGATATGCACGATACAACATGAAGTCTAATATTGGATTTGCATAAAGATCATCCAAAGAAATCACTGTGGTATCTGACGAGAAGTTGCTAATAGTTATATCGCTAGGGGAAGCACTATAAACAATTTCAAGTGTGTGTCCGCCACCAGAAGGGTGAGGATAAACATAGAAGTTTTTTGGATCTACGGGGTCGTAAACATAGTGTTCAACATTTGTAGATGTTGTTCCGTACCAATCATCAACCTGGTCGTCTAATACTCTTCTTTCAATATTAGTTATTGGTTTGGTTGTTGGTGTTAAATTTCTATGAAGTGATAAAAGCCTAAGACCTCCAGTTGGGAGAGTCTGCTTTGCCGATTGTGCCAGGGTAAAACTAGCATTGACTGGATTCGCATCTGGTCTAAAAAGAACTATTTCTCTTTGAGCATCGTTAAGGTAGTTAAGCAGAGTTTGTTGAGACCATCTAACATTTGTAGTGTCTTGTAAAATCTCCTCTGCTCTATCTAATAGATCTATTACCTTGACTGTTGCCATATCATTACAGACCTAACTGTTCTTTTTCTTCTTTGGAGAGAGCTCTTTCATCATAAATGAATGTCCAGTGTTCTTCTCTATGTATAGGATTCCAAGGCACAACTTTGCCGTATTCCCCTCTTGATGCAATAGGATTTCCCTTGCCAGAACTTTTTTTCTTGGGCTTGGATTCTTTTGCATTATTCTTCTCTAATGTTTCAAGCTTGTCTTCAAGATCAGTAAGCTTCTCTTTAGGATCTAACTTAACATTAAATTTATCTTTTGCGGTTTTTAAAATTTCGTCTTTTTTCATTTTCTTTTCCTCGATCTAGTTTTTTTGGATCTGACTTTACCAGTCTTCGATGCATTTTTAGCACCACCAGGTCCCATAACTTTTGTTAAGGTACCATAAATATATGCATTCAATCTATCACCAGATAGACCTTTCTTCTTACCTTGAGCTCTAAGTCTTTTTTCTAGAGCTTCTTTTTTTGAACCTTTTGGCATTTGAAAAAGATGGGGAGCCGAAGCTCCCCAAATTTATGATTAAGAATTTAACTTAATTTCGCCAAATGCTGTTGGTACAACAACCTTGTAGCCATATACAGATAATCCTCTCACACCATCACCGAATGAAGACTCAAGTCTTACAGTCTCAGTGTTAGTCATTTGAGAAGCATATGCTATAGCTTTAGGGTGACCAAAGAAGCCAGAAGTTACTCCACTAGCAACAGTTAAATTGTTAGATACATAGACATTAAATCTATCGATCATTCCAATGTTACCATTTCTTAATGGAGATTCAGCATCACCTGTAAGGTATGCTTGTTTAAGGTCTGAATTTTTGATTATCGCAGCAGTTGCTGGGTCAATAATTAAGAACCTTTCAGTTTCTGGAATATTATTTTGGTCTAGTGATTTACCAGCATCCAAGATAAGCCCTAAGATGTTAGAAGCAGTAGTTCCACTACCTGCACTATTTACATCTGATAGAGATGATCCTGAAGCGATGTTTCCAAAGACATCTTGCTCGATAGCAATTTTCATGTTTTGAGCTGCATCTTCTGCTGCTGCGTTCATGAAATCAATATCGGCTTGAGTTCTTAAAATATCATCAACTTTAAAAGCGTAGCTTTTAGCCTTGTTGATATCAAGCTCTACTGTGCCTGAAGTTACATCTGCATAAGATAAAGAACCAGTATAGTCTGCAACTGAAACAGCTGGGACTGTTCTAATGTTTACCTTGTTACCTAATCCTGAAATCTCTCCTTCGTACTCGTTAGTTGTTACCTCAGACAAAATGGTTTGAGCGTAAAACTTAGCTTGTAACTTTTTAGAGAATACTTCAGGTATGAAGTGCTGTTCACCACTTGCGAAGCTAAAGCTTCCACTTGAAGATGAATATGCCATTATTTTACTCCTTAATTAAAAGTTTAAACAAATAGCAAAATTCCTAAGACCTCACCCTTCCATCTGCATAAGCTTGATCAATTTCTTTCTCATGCTTTGCAAATTCTTTATCAGAAAGTCTTCCAATTTCCTGGGCAGTCCAAGTCTTTTTGCTACTACCTATATTTTGTTTCCTGGCTTTGGAGAGTGAAGGCTCAACATTTTGTTTTGCCTTTTCAACCAATTCCTCTTTGGAAACAGTTTTGGAAACGAGACCCAAATCTTTTTTATATTTTGATATGAGGGATATAACATCCTCAGCATCTCCATCTGTTGCAGCGTTTTGCCACATCCTTGATTGTCTGCCTAACCATAAAGTGAAATCATCACTTGATGATAAAGACTTATAATCTGGATGAGCATCCGCTATAGCAGCAAAATGCTTTTTATCAGCTTCTTCTCTTTGCGATCTAAGAACCTCTTCTGTTGCCTGATTTACTTTTTGATCAACAGATGCGATGCGAGCATCAACATATTTTTGAAGCGGTTGTACTATCTCAGGATAATCTTTCATTATCTCAGAGAGATCTACATTAACCTCTTCTTTCTGCTGTTCAATCCGAGTCTCAGACTTCATCGAATCCATCGCTGTCAGTTTATTAGACATCTCAGCAATTTTTTGTTCGAGTTCCTTTTCTCGCTGGGTAGATTTGGTCATCTTCGCCTGGGCGTTTTTGTACCTTTCTTCCCACTGTTCAGCCGATAAACCCTTATCAGATTTAGCGTCTTCTTCCTGAATCTCTTCTGGCTGATCAGATGTATCTTCAGTATCCTGAGATTCATCGGGTGAATTTTCAACAACTTCTTCGATTTCTTCTGGGGTGTCCTGGTCTTCTGCCTCTGGGGTAGCAAGCCCCTTTGCTTCAGGTTCGGATTCCGTCTGAGAATCTTGAACTTGTTTCATCATCTCATCAGCTTCTTTTTCAAGCCTTTCAGCGATTAACTCGCCTTTAGTTTTTTCTCTTGCCATTTTTTCGGTCCTCTTTGGGGGTGTCGATAAAATTATTTATAAATGTTAGATGTATCCTTTCGGGTACCTAACGAGTCGATTACTTTACCAGCAATCTCGTCTAAAGATACTATAAACTTGAGTATGTCGCAACGACCTTGACTAAAGCGGAAGTCCTCCGTTATTTCCAACTGGTCCCTCTCCATTTGGCGTAGGCGTTCCATTTCTTCCATCAGGTCCGACCATTCCTTCGGCATTTTGGACTTCATTGCCTTCACCGCCCTGCTGGCTGGCAAGGATAGCTTGTTGTAGTGCTTGCTCATTCATTAACTCCTCTTGCGATTTGATTACTTCGTCTGGATCAATATCCAACGATTTAGCTATGTCGGTAAGTAGTTTTTCTCTATCTACCATCTGAGCATCAATCGGGTTATTGATTAAAGACAAGAATTGTAACAATCTTTGTGATTGTACTTCTTTTTGTATCAGGGCTGTGGATCCTCTTGCAACTACTCTCATATCAGATTTGACCATTTCATTTTCATTCCAAGTCATGTTCCAATCATATAGAGATCTAATCAATGGTTTTGTTAAAAAGTCATCGATATTTTTAATTACTGATTTAAGAACTATATTGGCGTTTGACATCAATATAGAAATACCAGT